CTGAATCCAGAAAATCCTAAGTTCAACGCCATTTCTTCAGAGTTTTCAAATACACCGTAAGATGTACCTCCAGCTCCGTAAGAATTTTGTTGTGCTAACATATTATCAAACGTTAATTCTGTTCCTCTATCTAAGAAAAGCATGTTTTCTTCAATAGCACCTTGAGAATCTAAGTTTTGTAATATTGCATCAAAGTCAGTTAATGTTCCGCCGTATCCAGCCATAACATTACCTCTTGATTGTACAGCATCAAATAAACCTTGTGTACCTTTAGCAGCAATTGCAGCTCCACCAGGACCAGCAGCTCCACCAAATCCAGGTATTAACCCTTGATTAGCAGTAAAACCAGAACCAGCCGTAGCTAGTTTACCTTCAATCATACTCATTTCTAAGTAATCTTCAAATCTTAATCTAGTTTCGCCTTCAGCTTTTAAGTACCATAAGAATCCAGAAGTTCCGTCTTCAGCACCTACTTCAACCCAACCGATTTGAGCAGTATCAGATCCACTAATTTGGTAGTTAGATTTGATAATGATTGGTGAGTTAGCGTATTGTGTGAAAGAAGGAGTAACATTTTCTGTTGATCCAACTGTACCTTTTGCAAATTCAGAACCGTATACAAATACTTTTAATCCAGTAAGCGATAAAGCAACTAAACTAGCAGCAACGTAAGGGTAAACGTTTGCATTTTGACCAGCAACAGCTCCAACGATCGCATGCACAGTAGCAGACGGGTTAATTGGATCCATAATTACTACAGTCATATTTGGTGCTAACACGTTAGTGACAGCAGCAGGTAAATTTATTTGAACGTTATTAGCGTTTCTTCCTACACCATCGTAAGCGATGTGTAATCTATTTTGTTCAGACCAAATTACTTGATCAGACGTCATTGGCATTTCAGCACCAACCATTCTTAAGAAACCACCGATAGTACGATTTCCGTATCTTTCTACTTCAGCTTCATAAATTTCAGGTAAGTATTGTTGTGCAAATGTTCCTCCACCAGCAGCGCCGTTGAAGTTTAAGTAGTTGTTAGCCAAAGTCTGTTGTGACTGTGAAGGCTGTAAACTACCAAATTGAGGAGTTAATATTCCCATTTTGTTTTAAATTTTAATTGTTAAATTTTCTAGTTTTTATTTTCAATGAACTTGAATCAGCACCACTAACTGCTTTAACTTTAAATCCTCCAACAAAAACATCTCCTGAAGGTTGTGGCCTACTTTCGTTGTTTATGTTTTTAGAAGTAGCAACTACATCTTTAACAGCATCGGCTTTGCCTTGCTCGTAAAAATGTTGTGCTATAGTATCAGCGTTTCTAGCAGCGTATATTGCTTTATGATAACCTTCATGATCTGTTACAGCGCCATCTTTATCCAAAAACTTTTGAACAAACGTTGTAATGTTAGATTGAGATTCAGCAACCTCACCAGGGTTTTTAACACCGTACCTAAATTTCTTTTCTCCCACGTTGAAATCAAAACCTTTGAAATCATCTGAAAGTAATTGTTTAGTTTTAGTCTTAAAATCTTCGTGTTGTTGTGTAGCAACTTCCTGATTTTCATTATATCGATTAAAAAACTCTGTTGCCTTTTGTTGATCTTGGGTAACGCCGGGTCTCAACTTGATCTCGTCGTAATATTTACCTTTCAATTCGTCCAAAAAGCCATGAGCTTTTGCAATCTCTTCTTTAAGCGCGAGCTTTTTCTTGCGGATGTCTCGCTCTTCATCCAATTCTTCATCATATGAATAATTATCCTCTATGATAAATCCTATTTCTTCCTCGTTTAAATGAGGCTTAGCTTTTTTATAATATTCTTTTAATAACGTATTGCCATCTATCTGTGAATAGTCAGCGTTAAGTCTTGTGTAATCTTCTATAGTACCACCAGTGTCTTCCATAAAAGTAACTAGCTTTTCAATGTTCTCAGGTAAAGCCTTACCTAATACTTTTTCATCTCTAATAGCTTCTTTTACTTCTCTAGTAACCTGTTTTACTTCTTCTTTGCTTACTTCTTGGATTTGTGTAAACTCTTCAGTAGCTTGGCTGGACTCTGGTACTTGTTCGTCCACTTTAACGCTATCTCCGGTTTGTTCGCCCACAACCACTTTCTTTGTTTCTCCGATTGGAATGGCATCTGCTTCTGGTTTTTTACTTAAATCTACTTTTGTAATATTAGATTTTTCTGTTTTTTTCTTAGTTGATCCAGTTTTTAAATCAACTTTGTAATCTGATTGACTTTGTTCTACAGCTGTCCCTCCTGTTTCAATAGGATTTGAAGCTATCACTTCATCGTTTGTTTTTGTTTCTTCTGACATAATATAATAATATAAAATTAATAAATAATACTATCTAGGGCTCATGCTTGCTAGATCTATTCCACCTAACCCATCTATTCCTGATTCAAAATCTACAGGACCTGAGTCATTGTTTCTTTGTGCAATCATCTCACTTTGTTGAGACGCTTGAATTTTTGTTCTTTTATCTTTACGATCTTCTATTTCTCTTTCTTTAGTGCTCATGTTTTGTTTTTCCATTTGCGCTAATTGTAATTGATAACCAAATTCTATCTCCATTAGCTCTTTCTTTATTTGAGCTTCTTTCTCTAGTTTTTGTATTTCAAAACCTGCTTTACCTTGTTCTATTTGTAATTTAGAAGCGGCCATAGCTTCGTTCTTTTGAACCTCATACATTGCTGATGCTTCTTGAGCTTGTATATTAGCTTGAGATTGAGCTTGTATATTTTGCTGCGCAATTTGTTGATCCATTTTTTGTTTAGCTTTACGTTTAACTTTTAGCATTTGATTAGCTAATTTTAAGTTTTTAACTTGTCTAATATCAATAGCATCTTCTAAAAATATTTGACCTGATTGTAAAGCAACTTGAATGTTTTCTTCTAATTTAGCAATTTCTTCATCGTCTGGTTCTAGTTCTAAGTAAATACCAAAGTCAAATAAATTCAATGAACTCATTTCTTCTAGTGTACCTACGTTAAAAGTACTTACGGATTTCTTTAATGTATCAGCTAGTAAATCAAACTGTAACATATCAGCTATTCTTAGCGATACATTTTCAGCAGCCTTAACCGTTAAGTATAAACACGCTTGTAATATATGTCTAGTTGCTGTATTTGAATTAGCAGCAGCCATCTTTTGTATACCTACCAAAGCATCTTTGTCTGGAGTGCTTCCATCGCGAGCTTCATTAAGCCCTGTTACATCTCTTATCATTTGTAAGTAATATTGATAAGTACCTATAAGTGATTGTATTTTTCCATTAGCGCTAGAAGTCTGTAATTCTTGAATAGGTATCTTACCTCTATTAGGATCTCCGTCTTGCGTAAGTGATCTACCTACTATAGAACCTGTTTGAAAATACATGTTCAATGCTTCTTGTGGATTGTAATTTGTACCATTACCTAAATCAACTTCAGCTAAACCATCAACATCTACAAACACACCATCAGGTACCATACGAGCTATAACTTGTTGTAACTTAAGATGTGATAATTGAATCATATCAGCAAAACCTGTTATTCTTCCAACTAATGACTCTATGCGTCCTCTGTACATTCTAGGAGCACATATCTGATAATTCATATTAACCTTAGTCATATTAGAGTTAGGTCTTGTCATGTTTTCTGACATTTTCCATTCTAACATTGTATCTATACCTAGTATCTTAGCACCAGTATATAAAACCTCTATAGATCTAGAGACTCTATCAAAATTATCACTTGGTGGTGGATTAAAAAAGTCTGTTTTTACTATTGCTTTTTCTAGACCTTGATCAGTTTTCTTTATTTTAAATACTTGATTACTGTAGGTTTTGTATTCAAAGAATAAAACAGAAACCATATCTGGTGACTCGTTCCAGTTTCTCATATAGTTTTGAGTGCCAGGAAACTTTTCTATTCTTTTTAATTCTTCAGGAGTTAAGTTAGGAAATTGCTTTTGCAATTCAGACAAGTGTATCATCTTAACTTCACCTACATAATATAAATCTTGAAAATTAGGATCATCTGAATATGAGTAAACTAAATTAGCAGGATCTACATAGTCAACAGTTATACCGTTTGACTTATTAAAGTTTGTTTTTACAGCACCAATACCTAATACAACTAAGTCATATAGCATTCGTTTTTTAGTCTGTATGTATTTGTTTTGAGCCATTACATTAGATATAGCTTCTTCTTCTGCTATTTCTATTGACTGCTTATAGCTAAGTTGCATATGCAGACTTAACTCTTCTTTATTTTCAGGTAAGTTTTCTGGAGCAGATGTTGTCCATAAATCCATACCTATTTGTTCTTGTGCTTTTTTAAGGAAAGATCTTGCTTGTATATCTCTTAATAAACCTTCAGCATAATTAGTTCTTTTCTTTTGTGATTCAGGATCTATAGCGTAAGCTTTAACGTCATAGTCTCTCTGTGACATTCCGTTAACAACAATATCTACAAACTTAGGTATAATAGGTACAGGCTTCCAGTCTAAATTAAGATAAGACAAATCACCGTTAATAGATAATTCATCTTTATATTTTTGTATAGATTGTTCTCCTCTAGCGTATAGTCTTAAGTTATGAAAGTTAGCAAAGTTCATGGAAAATCTATCTCCACCTCTATTACTTCTGAACCATTCATACTCTATAGCTTGACCTACTCGAGTACCATACTCCAAACTCATTTTCTCTTCATCAGGTACTACCTGACTAGGGAAACCACTGTTGTAATTACCTTGAATCATTTATTTTATTATTTTAGAGAAATCCCCCTTATTATTATACTTTGTAAAACCTAAAGAAACCTTCTCTCTAATTATTTCATTTATTGGTCTATATTTATTTTTGTTACAAGCCATTATAGCAAGTCCTGAGCTTATAGATGCATCATGTTTTGTTCTATTGTTTATATCAAATTGAGCCCAATCTTCTAGGGTTCTTTGAAAATACATGCTACCAAAAGTTTCACCTAGACTACCAACTTGGTTTTCTATATAAGTTTCTATTGCTGCAGCGTGTGCTTGTTTAATATCTTCACTAGAGTTAGGTATTCCACCAATCTCTCTTTCTGTTATTGATAACTTTAATTTATCAGGACGATTCATAGAAAAATGTCTATAACCTCTTCTTTTAAAGTAATACAATAATCTTGGTTTATTATTCTCTGCTAGTATTGGCATACCATAAAAATGACAAGCCATTAATACATCTTCAAAAAATATTTCAGCAGTCTGTGGTCTAGCAATATATTCTAAAAAGAAATGATTAGAAGGATGTTCGTCCATGCTAAACTTAGTTAAACCGTGTAATGAACCATTAGATCCTTTTCCATCAACGGTACCAGATATGTCATAACTGTCACACCCAAAGGCACCAACGTGTTCGTTTGCAGGATATTTCATATTGAATTTTACAAATACTTGATTTTGTAAATGCACAGGTGGTATCCAAGATACTTTAAATCTACCTGTTCTGTTAGGAACAAATATAACCTTAGAGTCTTGTATTCCTTCTTCCCAATGAAAACTACCTGTTGTTACAGCAGAATCTTTTTCAACACCTTCATTATAATCAATTTGTTGGTATATTTTAGTTAAATTAAATAAAGACATTTTAGACTCATCTCTAAACGCATGTTTTGTTGTGCGTGGAAATTGTCTGTAAAATTCATTTAATCCATCTTGATCGTCTTTAAGACCTTCTACTTCATTATCCCAATACTGTATTACTCCTAATTCAATTTTGCCGCCATGAGGTCCTTGTACTGGTTTTTTTGGAGTCTCGAAGACAGGCATTCCATAAGAATCGATGTATCCTTCGTAATTCCATTCCATAGGAATGAACAAAGAATAGAGTCCCGAACGAGTCTGTCCGTTGGCGTTTCGCTTGTTAACGTTTGAGTCTTCATATAGTTTCTTAAAATTTCTACCTCCTTTATCTAAAGCATTTGATGTTGATCCCATCATACACTTTCCTATAATTCTTGATCCTAATCTAAGAGTTGTTTTTGTAACTCTCCAGTTATTAAGTATATTATTAGGTCTTTCCCATTTACCAGATTCATCATGTACTAAAAGTTTAAGTTTCTCTCCATCATAAGCATTGTCTCCTGTGTTTTTCCAATCAATAGTTGTATCAAGCCCAGCAAGATCTTCAGGTTTGTCAGTAGAAGTAATGCTTCTTCTAGTAAACTTACTAGCCGGTACTCTGTAGGCCAACTCGGTTTTAGGCCTGTCCATACCATCTTGAATAGGTTTAAAAAAGAAAGGATAATTAACAGATATAGGCACTACTTTATCAGTAAACATTTTTTTAGCATCTGCACCAGATTTAGATAGTATTCCAAATCGTGCATCGGTTGATATAGTTGCTAAGTTAACACATTCACCAGACGCCATAAAAGAAAAACCAGAACGTCTATTTTTAAGATAGCACATGCCATAACATCTTTGATCCGCGAGCACTGCTGCCCAGAATATAAAAAAGATTCTATTTGCTTCTCGAAAATCTGGTTGCCCAACATCAATCTTAGACCATTGTAAATACATGTAATGAGTACCTGTGATATAAGTAGGTATATCTTTATTTATATACCAAAAACCTTCTTCACGGCGTTTAAACTCATTGTCAATATAATCGTAGTATTTTTCTTTAAAGTCTTCAGGATATTCTCTCCAATCAAATACTGTTTTTATTCTTTTTAATACTTTAGGATAATCAAATCTTGTCCATTTATTGCTATCAAACTTATAAACTTCTGTTGCTTTAGGTAAAGCTATTTTTAAGTTTTGTATTTCATATACTTCTCCAACTTGGCCAGTTTTAGATATAACAATCATATCATGATCTTTATTATATCCATACTCCCATTTCTTATACCTATTCATTCTATTAAGAATTTTAGGTTTAATATAGTTAGGTAATACCTTATATAGAGTTTGCTCGTACATTATTTAGATCTCCCTTCAGCAAAGCCACGAAACGTAACTTCTTTTTTAACTTCTTTAGGTTTGTCTTCTAGTAATTCTTGCTCCATCGTAATACGGTTAAGTATTTCAAAAGCATCGAATATAGCTAGCTTTTTTGTAGCTGCCGCGTTTTTTAATCTGTCAGCTGATATATCTTCGTCAGAATCTACAATAGCCTCTTTAGCTACCTTGATTAACTCTTCTACGGCTACTTGCCCAGCTTGGATTATATTTAACTTTGTCTTCTTTATGTTCATACTTAATTACAATATCATTTGATTTCATACAATATAAAAGCTCTCCATCTAAAGCAAATTCCCATTCGCGCTTAGGAGGAAAACTAACAACGTCCCCAGGCGCTATTCCGAGCGCTTTTAAGGAGTTATTACCTATTTTTAATATACCAATAAGCTTTTTAGTTTTGTCAGTGCTAAACTTGTCATCATTTTTTATAGGTTGAACAAAACATCTATCATCAAATGACATCCATTTATTGTTTTTACTATATAAAAATACTTGATCTGGTTGAGCAAAATATAAATTATCTTTAAAGTACTTAGCACTATTTCTTTCTTTACCTTTTATGTCATACCATCTTCTAAATATGTTATGATGTACTATAACTTTGTCACCGATTTTAATATCAGTTTTGTAAGCTATAGGTAGAGCAACAACTATTGCTTCTCTACTTACATTTGTAAAGTCGTCTATCTTAGTATTAGTGATAAGAGATTTATTACCTATTTTTATTTCATTATCATACCTTTCATTTAAAGGTTTAATTATAAAATTATATATGCTATTCATTAATACTGTAAGTCGTATTCAACAGATATAGCCATGTTAGAATTAAATTTCTTCCAAGGTAAAACTTCGTCTTCTTTTTTAATAAAAATATTATAAGATTTGTCTTGTTCGTCTAATAATATACTAGAAATCTCGTGACCTCCGTATACTTGTTGACCAACAGAATAATGCATCGCGTCATTCTTGTAGTCTGACCCGATGCTTATCTTTCTAATATTACTTCTTGTCATCTACAGGAAGTTCTGAGATCTCTCCAGTCTTTAAGTCAATTTGTATTTGACCAAACTCTTCTTCAAGTTCTTTTTTAAAATCCTCAACAAGTTTGTTGTTTGTTTTAAATTGTTCTAGTACTACATTTTTTTGAACTTCAAACGATCCTAGTTGTACTACCATTTCGTTTTGTTTTCCTGTTAGTTCCTGAATAGTTTTTAATTGTTTTTCAGAAATCATTTGTTTAGCTTCTTCTGCCATGTTGATTTAATTTAAGTTATTAATTAATTGCTAATTATATAATTACACGTTTTAAGTGCACTTTACTTAATCTTCTACTGGTGGTACCGGTGGTGCTGGATTCTGCCATGTAAAATACAAGTCCTCGTTTATTGGTGTTATTTCTTTTGCTATAGTTGCAGCTATGCTAGCTTGCATTCCAGGTACATTTAACGATCCTTCTAGCCATCCGATAACTACAGCTTCAAAAGCTTCAGTATCTGCGTAAGGTACAAAAGGATCTCCAGCTACATAAGTATAGCTTTGTGTTCCAATATTAGTTGATGAATAAGTTTCGCCTGTTGGAGGTGTGCTTCCTGATCCATCTGGTACGAATTCAGAACCAGTGTATCTGTAATGCACTGTGTATATCACATTGTCTTCACCCTCTGCTTGAATGTGAGCGTTCATTTGTGGGATATCCCATTTGTAAGTAATTGCCATTTGTTTATTGTTTATTGTTTGTTTATTTATTTTTATTTACTATGGTGTAATACAAGCTACATTGCTAAGTTCGCCGTCAGCATCTATATTTGCCCCTACAAAACCAAAACTACAAATAGATGTAGGAATAGCCCAAGTGTAATAGTCGTCACCACCGTCAAAAGTATTATTTAATTCAACGTCTTCAAACACTACGGTTCCATTACTTTGAGCGTAACTAGGAGTTATAGATGTATAAACAATCTCACTTACTGAACCAGCTGTTTTAATAACAAGTTGATTTGCACCGGCTACATTGTTTACAAATTCTATAAGCGCCGGGTTTGTGTTGTGATTAGCAACACCGTTAACGTTTGCATATTTACCTGGATTAGGGGTGTTATTAATTAATCCGTCTTGCCAAGCCATAGTTTATTTTTTTTTAAGCTAATTTAATCCAAGTTTTATCTGGATCTAAGTATATATAGTCAGCACTTGTTGCGTAACCTATTATTCTAACGTAATCACCACTTCCGGTAGGTCTCGTGTTAGAAAAAGCACCAGCTGTATTAGATATATATAAAGGCGCTCCAATAACAAAGCCATGACTTGATTTATAGAAAAAACCTTGCAATAACATACCTTGAGTTGCGTTTGATCCTAAAGCTATAGCTAACATATATGTTGACCTAGATTCAATATCCGCATCGGCTGTTTGCCAAGTACCATTTGTTGTAACAGCGTATAAATTACCCGCTGTAACACTGTCAGAAACTGACCAATTTACTATGTTACCACTTCCACTTGTTGTGTTTGCTGCCGGTGTATCATCTAACCTAAGGTTAAAAGAAGTTGCAGTTACTACGTTTGAACTACCATCTAAACCTAATAACCTAGTAGGTGTTCCACTGCCTGACAATCCATAACCACCAAATTTTAAAAGACCTGCGTTTGTTAATGAAATAGCAGGTGTTAAAGCTCCACCATATAAATCTAATTCATTATTACTAGAATCATTAACAATTTTAAAACCAATAGTTGATGTAGAGTCAAAAAATACACCACTAGTTGCTCTAACAGAGCCAGCAACATGCAATTTATTTTGAGGCCCAGTAACTCCAATACCAACGCTACCGCCGCCG